TTACTCCAAAATGGAATTGAATCACGTGTGCGTACAGTACGTACCTCAAAGTTTACACCCACATCAGGCAACTTAGCCCGACGAGGATGCAGTTCATTGGGATACCACGGTACATTCCAAGCAGTATCAGTAAGAGATGCAACTGCCCACTCAGAGATGTTGGCTCGCACATTGGCAAGAAGTTCGTGCTCTAAGTAGCCGTTCTTCTTACCCTCTGCATAGTTAGGGCGATCTACTGACCCATACTTAGCAAGCCAACGCTCTGTTGCAAGCATTGTACAAACTCTTACTTCATCCTTGCTCAGGCGTACTATCATCTTCTACTTTCTCAAACGCTTCAATGAACTCTGAATATGAAAGTCTAATCCAAGATGAAGTGTTTTCAAAACCATTAAAAGATAAAACTACAGAATACTCTTCTCTCTCATTCCAGCCATCTCTTACTTCGCACTCTACTCCAGTGACTTTACTCCTCCACTTTGATATCTTCATCTTCTACCTCTTCAACTACTTCTACTGGTTGTAGTATCTCTGATGTTGTAATGTTACCTTCTGGTACTGGCATTAGTTTCTCGATTCTCTCTAGTGTATTTGCTATCTCTTGTAATGCAAAGGCAATGTTCTCAATAGGTGTATATTCCCACTCACTCATTGTTTCTCCTTTAGCCATTGAGTTAAGTCTTGGATTACCCAAGCCTGATCTATTGGTGCGTTGCGACGCTTAACTACAACATAAGACAGAGGTACTTCCCCAATACCACGTGCCTTTGCATAGTTAAGCGCCTCAACTTGCGCTTCTCTCCAGAACTCAGGCAGGGAAAGGGTCTGCCTGTTCTTGAGTTCAAGGATGTAGGTTTCTCCAGATATGATAACAACCATATCTCCCTCATCCTTTGCCCCAGCCTTAGTCAGACGCTCTGCTATTACGCTTTTGCTGCGTAACCATTTCATTACATCTGTCTCAAACTGAGAACCTTTTCTTCCGTTCTTGTTAGCCATTTACGCACCGCTTATCAGCGCAAGTATGCTCTGCCTTGTGCATCTTGATCTCCTATCTGACACGATGCGAAGTTAACAAATAGTGTAGCCCATTTAGATGCATCTGCTGTGTGTGGACCAAAGCGATTCTTTACTGCAGCCACACGCAATACACCTCCACTTTGATCTGGTTCATAACCTAATGTAAGTATCAGTGCAGGTAACTGACTGACCTTACCGTGGATAGAACGTCGTGGTGGTGGCATCATCGGTGAACCGTACTCACTCTGTTCTGATACGTGATGTAGTACTAAGACACAAGCCTCTGTCTTGCGTGCCATATCGTGCAACTCCATCATAATTGCACGTAGCCCAGCCCATTCGTTGTCTGTCTCGGCTGCAACATTCATTAAGTTATCAATGATAATTAACTCAGGTGCTATTCCGTACAGTTCAACATAGGCTTTGATTTCTAATTCAATGTCATCTAATGATGGACTTGAATCAAAGACCCACTGTATATGTGACATCTTGTTTAGATGTTCAGCGTAGTAGTCAGGTTTGTATTCCATATTGGATTCAACTGTTAACTGTGTGTGCCCTGAGATCTGCGCTGCAGATCGCATTAACACCGTAGCAGTATCAGTATCTGCGGAAAAGAAAAGTGTTGGTACCTTTGCCTTGATTGCATAGACAAGAGAGAACATACTCTTACCAGCATTAGGTGCAGCAGCAACCATACACACTTGCCCTCGTCTAAATTTAATGGACTCACTAGCCAATCCAGTCCATACATCAGGCAATGGCACAGCCTTGATAGTGCTGGTGCTCAGTGCCCTCTTTAGATTAAGCAACTTCCTCATCCCCTCCAAGATTTATTCTGCGTTGTCTTCTTATTGAAAGACGTTGACGTGGCGATAAGCCACCCCAAATACCGAACTGTTCTTTGTGGATTCCCCACTCAGCACATTCGATCTTATGAGTACAACTCTTACAGATTGATTTCGCATACTGACTTTCACTGAAACTTACTGTTCCCTCTTTGTCAGGGAACCAGAAGTCTCCACCTATCTGTGCACATAACGGGTTCTCGTACTCACGAGGTTCCCGCATTTAATTATCTTAAGAAGATAGGGTCGCACTTATCTGCAGCACCCTTTGGTGCAGCACACATCCACGCTTTCCAAGGTCCACGTGCTGATGTTCCATTACGAAACGCCATATTGCCGTGCTTACAGGTAGGTGCCTGTCCTTCTGTAACTGGTGCAGCAGGGGCTGCAACTGGTGTTGCATTAAAAGATTCTGCAATTGATGCAATTGTTGGTGCTGGTGTACCACCGTGCAAGTCATTACCTGTTGTACGGATTAGTATTGCCACCATTCCAAGATCTGCTAGACCTGTCTCTAAATCCTTTATATCTGTTGCATAAAGATTGATAAGCGTTCCATCATTTAACTTGTAATTGATTTGAAACTTTGTGTTTTCATTTGCAGCCATTTACTTTCCTCCAGTTTGTTTGATTTGTAACCGCTGTGATTCACTACCAAACTTCTTAGGTATAAACCCAAGTAGTTTTTCTACTTCTTCACTGTCAATACTTTCACGACCTTTGACAGTTGTCCAACTGACTTCTATTCCACTAGGTGTTATACCCAGTAGTCCCTCGAAAGAAGTCTTTAGAGAATCTTGGTGCTTTTCTAACTCTTTAATCTGTGCTGCTAACTGTAAGTACAAGAGTGCATTCTTGTCAATATCAGCATCATCAATGATTACATCACTGACTGCCGTATGTTCTTTTTTTATACCAACGCATCCCATCTCACCTGATGCGTCGTAGAACTTGCAATAGAACTTACAGTAACTGGCATCTCGTTCTGGGTCTGGTGCCTCTGTTGCAGTCTTGATTGCTGCCAACCAGTTCAATGCCTGTAATGCAACAGTCTCATCGTAATCTTCTGTATATACCTTGACATCTCGTTCATCACCATCACGTGCAATAGCAACTAGAGATACACGCTTTACATCGTGACCGTTCTTTGCTAATAGATATCCATATGTCTGCACTTGCCAACGCTGTTGTGTTGATGGGAAGTATGAAAGGTTCTTTACCTTGCTTGTCTTCCAGTCAATGACATCACCAGTACCAGGTACATAGCAGTCAATGTGTGCCTTCATACCATTGTACTCAACAGATGTTTCAATCATTACATCAGGGTTATCCGATAATGCACGTTCAATCTCTGCGTGGATAGCAGTACCCATAATGGCAGCGAGTTTCATCTCGTTCTCATTAGTTTCAGGTTGATCGTTTAATCTATACCAGACTTTACGACGACATCCACCTAACTCTGATGGACCAATCTGTACCTGTGTAGATCGTGAACGCTTAGCATCACCTGCACGTAGTGCAGTAAGTAATAGTTCCTTTGGGTCTGTCATTGGTTTGCCTTCTCTGATTGATTGTGCAAAAGAAAAGCAAGTCTACACGCTTTCCAACCCTGATCAAACCAATAGTGCGCTGCGTATTCAGTAGTTGCTATCACTTCCCTAAACTCTGGTTCTACATATTCGTATGTATTAAATTCCATTGTTATATCCTTTCCTGGACCACTAACTGTATGGGCTTACCAGTGTTAGCGTCAAGGACCGACGCGATCTCTACTGCCTTACGGGCGTGTCGCTTAGCGTAATCTAATTCCATATTAGGTTTGACAATTGAATACAGGTAGCCAAGAGCAAGTTGACCCCCACTACCAATGCCATACGCTCCGTGATCTGCTTGGAAAAAAGAGAGATCACAAGCAATACGAAAGATATTGCCGTTAAAAGCAATGAGATAATCAAAACCGCCATCTTTGTCCACCTTGTTGAAGTCGTAGTTGTTGTCGTTGAATGCTGTAATCAAACTAGGAATAATCTTCTTACCCATAAACTGTGCAGGGTTCTCACCACGATAGGCAGGTGGCTTCCAGTTGTATGCAAGTATGTCACCAGGTCTAGTATCACCTGAGATACCGATGAGATACTTACCAACCTCAACGATCTTGGGTGTACTGGTTGCAATGCTTACTAGGTTATCCTCAGTGATCTGTGAATCTGCTACAAGTACTGCATAGTCAATACCTTCAAGCGCTGCGATTGTTGTCATACTAGAATCATACTAGAGATCGGCGTGTCGTCGCGTAGCGACACCTACTGGTTACTACAATATGAGCCGTGAGGCGAATAAAACAGGGTGCCCCAGAGGGGCACGGTTATACTGTACTGAC